CTGCAACGCAGGGAAGTTCAAATGACTTTTTGAACCTATTTGGAATTACTGCCGGTTCTCCTGCAAACCAAGGAAACACATTTGGTGTTACTGGAGGAAGTGGAAGTAGTGGAGATTACTCCGACATCTTCAGTTTCCGCCCAACGGATGAAAATGTTGCAGAACTAAACATGTATAGAAACTTAGTGATTGAAAATGGTAATAGTGCAGGTGGAACAACTGAATATATCATTCCAGATTCTATCGGAAGACCAATTAATTTCTCAGGTTCGGATGTTCTGAATCTATACCGAGATGTTTTGGGTTTCAGAACAAACACCACAGCACAAAACTTAATCACTCAAAATACTATTTCTGCCCAAACCACATTCAATGCCATAACAAATACCAACCTAACAACTGATGTTGCTCTTGTGAAGGGACAACAATACACTACAGCACAAGAGGCGGGACAAGGTAAATAATATTAATGTTTGAATTTATTCATAATGTGAGAGACAATAATGTAATAATAAATGGTGATGTCTTTACAGAAGAAGACTTCATGGAAGTTGTTCCAGATTACAGTGTTTCACAATCAACCAGTTATGTCCATTATATTCCAGGCAAAAAGCATACCATTGTGGTAAATGGTGTCATAAAAACAAAACCCCTAATATGGGATTTTGGAGATTTTTGCATTTCTAAGCATAATGATATTAAACTCTATAGAAATCATAAAGAAGGAATGAAAGAACACTCAAAACCGGAAGATAAAAAACAAATGGTTTCGCCTGATAAATCATATGATGAAAATAGAAAAATAGAATATCCTTCAACAGATGAACTCATCATAGCACTATGGGAAGCATTAATAGAAAAGAGTGCATCAGGAAAGAAACGAGTAAAGGAACTAGAATCTCTCAGAAAATCTATTAAAAATAGGTTTCCTAAAAATGCGTAGAAATAGTCTAAAACGGCTTTTATCTAAAAAAGATAGAAGACCGAAGGGGTTAAAAACAAAGAGGAGAGCAAGGAGTTATACATATAAAAGGAAACGGTATACAAAAACCGATTATATGGAGAATAACGACTCATGCGACCAACCACACGACAAAATCTAAAAGACTACGCACTTAGAAAACTTGGTGCGCCAGTAATTGAGATTAATGTTGATGATTCTCAAATTGAAGACAGATTAGACGACACGCTTCAATATTTTGCAGAATATCATTTTGACGGAGTAGAAAAGAGATACTACCGTCACCAAATAACACAAGCAAATATCGACCAGTATAATTCAGACCCAATGAACGGTGGGTATATTACCACAGATGGCATCGATAGTTCAATTATTTCCATTACTAAATTATTTCAGTTTTCAAATCAAACAGTGAACCTATTTGATGTTCGATATCAAATGGCATTAAATGACTTCTATGGAATTCGAACAGGAATGGCAGGAATGTCAAATTATGACATTACCAAAAGGCACCTATCCTTGATTCAACAACTACTTGACCCAGAAAAATCAATTCGATTTACAAGAGTAACAAACAAACTATACATTGATACCAACTGGAAAGAAGATATGGAAGTTGGTGACTATTTAGTATTCGAATGCTACTCTGCAATCGACCCAGAAACATACGGTGAAATTTATGATAGTATGCTTGTTAAAAAGCATTTCACCGCAAACTTAAAAAGACAATGGGGTCAAAATCTTTCTAAATTTGAGGGTATACAACTTCCCGGCGGGGTATCCTTCAACGGTTCACAATTGTTTGACCAAGCACAGCAAGAATTAGAGAAGATTGAAGAAGAGGCATCTTTAAGATTTGAACTTCCTATAGACTTTATGACTGGTTAATGATCATAATATTCCTTTTTCCCCGGTCACACAGAGAGTGTAAACTAGAATTTAAAAATCGTCAAGATAAAAATATCAAGAAATAAAGAAAATTTACATGGCAAAGAATCCATATTTTAAACATCATCAGTCAGAAAAGAATCTTATAGAAGATGTCACTATAGAGTCTATTAAGATTCATGGTTATGATATGGTTTATATTCCAAGAACATTGGTCGGTGAAGATACTATCTTTGGAGAAGATGCAATTTCTAAATTCAGCGATGGTAATATGGTAGAGATGTATATCGACAGTGTTGATGGTTTTCAAGGAGAAGGTGATTTTATTAGCAAGTTTGGTTTGGAGATTCGTGATAGCATTGATTTGGTAGTATCAAAGAAACGATTCGAACAGACAATGTTATACAAGAGTCCTGATATCGCCAGACCAAGAGAAGGTGATTTAATCTACTTTCCGCTCTCAAAGGGACTCTTTGAGATTAAATTTGTAGAACACGAAAATCCATTCTATCAACTTGGTAAACTTTACACATATAAACTTTCATGTGAACTCTTCGTCTATGGTAACGAAGCACTTGATACAGGTTATAGCGATGTGGACAGAGTAGAAGATAATATAAACACATATGCAGTAGACTTGATTCTTTCTGCAAGAGTATCTTCCGGTCTTACATATATGGCAGGAGAAACTGTATATCAAGTATTGGGTTCTTCTGGAGATGGAATAACATTATCAAATGCAACATCGACTGCAAAGGTAATCGAATGGTCCCCAGTTGGAACTACAGGTTCTCTGAGAATTACAGATATCGCAGGAACATTCAACACTTCAAACGGAAACACAGTCCGTGGAGCATCTTCGAATGTAGAGTATAAGATTGGTTCTACTTCAACAACAACTGTAATCGTTCCATCTGGAATGACAGGCGGTGCGGTTGGAGATAATGAAGACTTAGAATTTGAAGTAGATTTAAATAATGTATTTGACCTGTCAGACATTGATCCATTCTCTGGCGGTTCATTCTTCACAGGTCAATAGGGGTAATATAAATGTTTGGTCCAAGTAATAGATTTTATCACACAACAATCAGAAAACTTGTAATTGCATTTGGTTCTCTTTTCAACGATGTTCATATTAATCGTGTCGGAGATGATAAACAAATCCGTGTTCCTATCACATACGGTCCAAAGGAAAAGTTTATCAGAAGAATTCAAGAAGATAGTTCAATCACAGACGATACCAAGGTTCAGTTTACTACACCAATGATGTCTTTTGAAATTGATTCTTTTTCCTATGATGCTCAAAGAAAAAGAAACACATTAGGCAAGAGACTTATTCGTGATACGAGTAATGTGAACTCGGTAAAGTTTAATTACAATGAGGTTCCATATAATGTAGATTTTACATTAGGAATTCTTGTTCGTCACTTTGAAGATGGGTTGCAAATAGTAGAGCAAATTCTTCCATACTTCTGTCCAGAGTTTAATGTAACTTTGAACATGAACGAGATAAACACAAAGGTAGATGTTCCTATTGTTCTAAATGATGTTTCTCTCAGTGAAGAATATGAGGGAGATTATGATGCACGAAGAATCATCGAGTTTACTTTGACATTTACTGCCAAAGCATACCTATTCGGAAAGATTCGATCGACTGCTCCAATTCGAAGAACGGAATCCTTCTTATGGAACTATGGAGAAAAGGACTGGGTATATGGACCTACGGGTGCAACGATGTCGGGTGCAACTGGAGCATTGTCAATGGTCGAAGTTGGAGTCACTGGTGCAACAGCACATCGAGAATCATATCGAACATATGAAAAACTATATGTTTCTGGCGGAACTGCGGGTTCTAATCTAGATAATCTTGGAGGCACATCATAATGAGTAAAAAAGATAAACCAAAGGTAGAGCAAAAAATTGCAGATGCCTTGGATATTGAAATAGAAGTGAATGAAGATACACAAATTCAGAAAAAAGAAGAAAACGAAATAATCAAAACAAGTGAAGAACTGACCACGGATTATAAATCAGTCCGAGGAAATTTACATTCTATTATTCTAAAAGGAAATGAAGCAATTGACGGAATTCTTGAAGTTGCACAGGAAGGAGATTCTCCCCGTGCATATGAAGTGGCAGCACAGATGATTAAAACTGTAGCAGAAGCAAACAAAGATTTGTTGGACCTGCACAAGAAAATGAAAGACATCAGGAAGGATGATTCTGGTCCTTCTAGTGTTTCCCAGACAAATGCAATATATGTCGGTTCAACAAAAGACCTTCAGGAATTGGTAAATCAATCTAGAAGTGCCGCAAGAAGATTGAACAGCAGTGATGATATTATTGATGTTGAGATAGAAAATGGCGAAGACGGATAAATATCTTGGAAACCAAAATCTAAAGGCAGCAGGAGTCGCACAGGACTTCACAAAAGAACAAGTAGAAGAATATATTAAATGTTCTCAAGACCCTGTATACTTTATTAAAGAATATATCAAGATTGTCTCTCTAGACGAGGGCCTTGTTCCGTTTGACTTGTGGGATTTCCAAGAGGACATTGTGGACAAGGTTCATAACAATCGATTTGTGATTGCCAAACTTCCACGACAGACTGGTAAATCTACCACGATGGTTTCTTATCTCCTTCATTATATTCTTTTCAATCAGGATGTCAATGTAGCAATTCTTGCGAACAAACTTGCAACAGCAAGGGAATTGCTTCATAGATTGAAATTAGCGTATGAATATCTTCCAAAATGGATGCAACAGGGTATCGTGGAGTGGAACAAGGG